ATGGCGAGGCCGAGGGTCGTGCGTTGGGCAGAGGCGTCGGCGTCATCAAGAATGGCGCGGCCAGCAGCGGTCAAGCCCGTGGTGGCGTAGGTGTCGAGGGCCGTCGTGTAGATCATCTGGTTTGCAGACGTCGTCAGCCCAGAGATGGACTGAAGCGCCGCATCATACGCCTGCACGTCAGTGCCGATGGCAACGCCAAGGGTCGTGCGCTGAGCAGAGGCGTCGGCGTCGTCAAGGATTGCTCGCCCAGCCGCGGTGAGCCCCGTGGTGGCGTAGGTGTCCAGAGCCGTCGTATAGATCATCTGATCGGCAGACGTCGTCAGCCCGGAAATCGACTGAAGTCCGGCGTCGTAGGCCTGTACGTCTGTGCCGATGGAAAGACCAAGAGAGGTTCTGGCAGTCGCGCCGCTTTCGGCGACCCAAGTCGTGCCGTTGCCGACAATGATGTTTCCATCGGCTACTGCGAGAGCGGCAATGGCGGTGAGCTCCGCGTCGTAGGCTTGCACGTTCGTGCCGATGGCGAGGCCGAGGTTGGTCCGGGCAGTGGACGCATCCGACGCTCCAGTGCCCCCGTCCACGATAGCAAGGTCGGTGATCCCGGTGATCGAACCCCCGGTGATTTTGACGCTCGACATAGCGAAGTCAGCGGTGATGTCTACGACCGCGGCCCCTGCTCCGGTTCCGTCGGAGTACACAACCTTGGTGTCGCCGTTGGCTACAGTGACGTTGCCTCCCGAACCTTGGGTCAGGATTACGCTTTCGCCAGAGGAGTTCTTGACGATGTAGACGTGCTGCCCGTCGTTTGGCGAAATCGTCACCGTGTTCGTGCCGGAAGGGGCCCCGACAAAAACCAGAACCGCGTACTGCCCGTCCGAGAGAACCCCGTCAGAGGTGGTCAGCGTGTGGGTTGTACCTGCGAGAGAAATCACCCCAACCCCGTTCGCCAGTCGGTCAACAATCGACAGGTTGGTGTTGGTCGTTGTGCCCCAAGTGCCGGACTGTTCGCCGCTTGCAATGAGCTCAATGCCGCTGTTCGCTGTATACGTGCTGGCCATATCGCCTCCTTACGCCGCGATGTTTGTCCAAGTGGTGGACGGTGCTGGTTGCACCTCGGTCCATGAATTTATAGCATCTGTATTGACCTGCGTCCACGTCGAACCGGGAGCAGGGGTAATACCGTTCCATGAGGTGGGGGCAGAGGGCGAGACGGCTGTCCACGAGTCAGCCGCGACCGGAGTAACCTGCGCCCACGTTGTTCCGGGGGCAGGGGAAAAAGCGCTCCACGCGGTGGGCGGGGCAGGGGAAACTTGCGCCCAGACGGAGCCGGGGGCAGGAAAAAGAGTACCCCACGTCGTGGTCACCGCCGGGCTAATGGGGTCCCAATTGGTCGCTGGTGCAGGGACAATCTGGGTCCAGATAAAGACGGTGCCGACAAAGCCTGAGGCCGAGACGCCAGTCACAAGCACCGACGTGTTGAAGGGGATCGCGCCAACAACGCCTGTTGCGGAGACCCCGCTAAGCGCCACCAGAGCAGAGCCCTCAACGGCAACTGAGCCAACGGACCCGGTTGCGGAAACGCCTGTCACTGGGGCGTTGACAATATCCCCCGCCTCAACGTCACCGACAGCGCCAGTGGCAGATACGCCTGTCAGCAAGACGTCGACAAGAGTTGAGACTACGACAGTTCCAACAGACCCGGTTGCGGAAACTCCCGTGACAGGGACAAGGGCGGTGCCCGTGGCCGCAGCAGTTCCAACATCTCCCGTGGAAGCTACGCCAGTGACAGGGACAATGACAGAACCCGCGAAGACCAAGACACTGCCAACAGCGCCCGTGGCAGATACGCCCTCGACAGGGGTAACTCCGGGAACGGCTACCAAGACACTACCGACAGCGCCCGTGGCAGATACGCCCGTGACAGGGACGTCAATGAGGATTGAGGCTACGACAGTGCCAACAGCCCCCGTGGAAGATACGCCCGTGACAGGGACAAGGGCGGTGCCCGTGACAGCAACAGTTCCAACAGCCCCCGTGGCAGCTACGCCAGTGACAGGGACGTCAACCGGGATTGAGACTACGACAGTGCCAACAGCACCTGTGGCAGAAACGCCCGTGACGGGAACGTCGGTGGATGCCGCAACAGCAACAGTTCCAATCTCGCCCGTGGCGGAGAGGCCTGTGACCGGAACGTCAGCGAAGGTTGAAACCACAGCCGTTCCGGCAGTACCTGTGGCAGATACGCCCGTGACGGGAACAACGGCAGTCCCCGTGACCGAAACAGTCCCAACAGCCCCAGTGGCAGAAACGCCCGTGACGGGAACGTCGGTGGATGCCGCAACAGTGACTGTGCCGACAGCCGCCGTGGCAAAAACGCCCGTGACGGGAACAACGGCAGTCCCCGTGACCGAAACAGTCCCAACAGCCCCAGTGGCAAAAATGCCCGTGACGGGAACAACGGCAGTCCCCGTGACTGAAACAGTCCCAACAGCTCCCGTGGCAGAAACGCCCGTGACGGGGACCGTTATGACTACACTAGCTGTAAAAATGTCGCTCGAACTAAGCGGAGCGGATGACAGCGGATAAAAACCTAACATCCGGCACCTCCGTTAGATTAAGCCAGCTCCTTTAATTTAGCACAGGCCGCGCATGCGGGACAGCGAGCTTTACACTGCCTCCTCGGGCGGGGCATCCTCTTGGACGACCGTCCAGACATCCCGGACAACGCCGTCCTGAATTTCGTAGCGGCACTCAGCGCTGATAATGATCTTACCGTCATCGGCTCTTGGGCATTGAATCCGCTCAAACGGCATGAACTGAGGCGGCAGATTGTCCAAGTCCACAAAGGGAAACGCATCCCTCATGTTCGACTCTACAATAGGGTGCTCGAACGGAACGCCGTCCAGCATGCGGATAAATAAACGCATCACAAGTCCCCCGTGTTCGTTGACGGAAACGCCCTTCCGAATCCGTAGATGATCCTGACAGCGCCGCCAGCTCCGTTGGCGTGTTCGGTGGATGCCAGTTCCGAGCCTGCGGCACCGCCGCCATAGAGTCCGGGCGTCGAGCGGTTTGTGGTTGTGTTGTAGGGCCCGACCGTTGCGTTTGTGCCACCCGAGCCTCCGGTGCCTCCGGTGCCGTCGACCCCTGCTGTAGCTGAGCCAGCGCCGCCAGTTCCGTTTGCCCCCTGTCCCAAGAGCCCCACCCCGCCACCAGCACCAGCCGTAGCGGTAGAACCACTAGCGCCACCGCCGCCCGCGCCACCGCCAGTTCCGGCTCCTCCTGCCGCAGTAGTTCCCGCAGCGCCCCCAGTCCCCGCATAGCCGCCCGCGCCGCCACCGCCACCCGATCTTGTGGTAGCCGTGTTTCTTCCACCGACCCCGCCGTTGCCACCGCCTCCGGTTTGGGCAATGGGAATGTTCTGAGTGAAGGCAAAGGTTCCGCCCGTGTTAGTCGTAGCAGCGGTCGCTGAGTTTGCCCGCCCGCCACCGCCGCCCCGAACCGTCCCGGTGGTGTCGAACCAGCTGTCGCCTCCGTTGGTGGTGGTTGTCCCGCTGTTTGTGGACGTCCCTCCAGCGCCCACCGTGACCGTGTACGACGCTCCAGCTACAACCGGAATGTTGTTCGCCCAACCAAGGCCACCGCCCCCGCCGCCGTTGCCCCCGCTCGCGGTGCCAAGGCCACCGCCCCCACCTCCGATGGCAACGACGTCAACGACTGGGACAAAAGATGGGGCTACAAAAGTGTAGGTTCCGGGAGATGTGTACGCAACCTGACCTACCCGTCGAAACCAACCGTTGTACTCAGGAAGGGTGAAGATACCGCCACTGGTTCTTGCCCCGCCGTTCGACGAGTTGAGTGTTGCGGAGATAAATCCCCCCGGGGCTCTTGTCATATCAAGGCCTCACGAAATTTCTTCGTAGGAACAAACGACCTTCAGGTCGTTTGCGACGCTTGCCGTTGCACCAATCGACCGATTCTCTTCGAGATAAACGGGCGTGTCCTTGCTGATCACGATCAAGGACGTGTCCGCAGGGATGCTGATGGTGCTTGCGATCTGGATCGGCGTCCCGCCAAGAGCGGCCGCGCTGTAGAGGGAGACGGTGACGTCACAACTGGCGCTAGGGTCCACGTTCGACACGATCAAGGTGTTGATTTTAAGGACTAGATTGGAGGACGCTGCATTACTCAATACCGAAGTGGCTGCGGTTGTAGTCAAATCCGCGGTCACAGTCTTCCCGATAATGCTCGTCACGTTGACAATGTTTGGCGCAGCCATCGGTTATCCCCCTATCCAAACACAAGAGCCATGGCGACGGCTCTCCCAGTATACACCGCCCTCTTGGCCGGGAGTGTTGTGAAGACGCTCTTGGTCCCCGCTGCAAAGGTCACCACCAACCCACTGTTGGATGAGGACAGGATGACGTCTCTGGACAGGGTAGACCCCGACAAGGTGTACGTGCCGATGCCAACTTCCCACGCACCGGAGGTCCCGTCCGTAATCGTGTAGTACGTGGTGTGGCCGTCTCCAACCCCAGCGGAAAAACTCTGGAACCCTGCCACAGCTCCCGCCAAAGCAAAAGTACCAGTCCCCGTCGTCGTCGAGCTTTCAAGTACCCTATCGGACAGGACCAGAGACACAGCCTACCCCCACGATTAAGCGATGCGGATGATGGCGTTGGTAGCGTCTGCCGTGGGGAACTGGATGGTGAACGTGCCGCTTGTCGACGTTTTGTCCGAGCCGAAGTCGAGCACCACAACCGTCGGGTTGGTGTAGGTGTGCGCCGGGGTCGTGTTGTAAATAAGAGCGCCTCGCGCCGTGATGGTGGCCGAGGTGAACGACAGGTCGGCAAAGTCCGTGAACGCCGTGGTTCCGGAAGTTACGGGAGAGACGTTGGTCAACGTACCGCCGCCAGCGGTGTACGACCCCGAGGCAGCGACCTCGTTGGTGGCGGTGTATGCGGTGGTTGCAGCGGTGAACGAGGCGCTGTTGGTGTACATCGCCAACTTGAAAGTGTCGCCGCCCGTGAGACGGAAATCGTGGACGCCCTCGAGGAGCTCGTCCTTGAAGCTGGTGCACATGAAGTTGCCAGTGAAGGCCATCTCAAAGTCTCCTGATCTGTTGAGCCATGTCAGCCGCTCCGGCCTGCTCAAGTTTGGTCACAACCGTCGCCCGGTCCTGTTCTGCGGCCATCCTAACATAGTGCAGGACGACGGCCAACATCTGCTCTTTGAAGGCGCGGGCCTGCATGGCGATCTCTGGCGGGGCTGAGTCGGAAACCCGGATAAGACGGTCAACACAAAGCTCAGCGATCTGCTCTGGGCTGTGCCCCCCGTTGGAGGACGTCATGACGCTGACGGAGCCGGGGGCGGACATGGCAGTAAACATTATTCTTTCGCCCTCACAACCATGCCTTTGCGGTATTCATCGGTGACTTGCTTGGCTTCGCCCAGCATCTTGAGACCAAGCAGAGATTCTTGAAATCGCTTATCGTAGCTGGCCAGCAAGTCGGGCTCGCCTTTCAGGAACAGGTATGCCTCGATCATTGCGCCGTAGAACAGGGTCAGTTCGGCGTTGACGCTGAGCCACGTGGTCCCACTGTCCGATCCGGCCGTCAAGCTGGTAGGGCGGTAGAAGTAGTGAAGCTCCATCGAATACGCCGAGTTCGGGGCTGGGCCCAAGATGAAGTTCTCGTTGTCAAACTGGGCGTAGTACCGGGGCGCTCCGGTCACAGCCACGTCCGGAGCGTACTCCTGCACGAAGCTGACGTCCTTGAACTCCGCGAAGATTTTATCGTTTCCGCCGTCCGTGTAGGACAACGAGAACGGCGCAAGGAAATCCGACGGGCAAGCGAGGAACTGGTTCCCAGACGTTGCGTTGGCCGTGACGTTCCTGCGGAACAGGTTCAGCTGGACGTTCTTGAGGATGCGCTCCTCCGACAGGCGGATGAAGAGCGGGAGGTTATTGACGAAGGTAGTCTCCGAGGTCTCGAGATAGTCCTGCAGAGCCTGCTTCAGTTGGCCGTAAGTGAAGCTCATGATGTGGTTACCGTAACCCTTCCAACCGATCCCGTGATCGGTCCTGCGAGGTGTGGAAGCGGAGGAAAGACCCAGTCTCCGGCATTGACATAGACATGCCCTGCCTCCGGGTCTGGGCGAGGATTGCGAAGCGCCTGCGGGTCAGGGTACGCCTTTGGCGGGAACAGCTGCGGATGCTTTGGGTCGTACTCGTCGGGGCCGACGAGAAGCCCCGTCCACTCCTTACGCATGTCGCGCAGCCGGAAGCGGACGCCGGAGCGGTCAGAAATACCCCAAGCATTTTTTCCACTGGCGTATGGCATCAGAACCTCAGGTAGGCCACATCAGGCTGTAGCTTCAACGGCACCCGATCTTCGTCTTCCTCGGCCGCGCGCGTGAACTCTTCGTCGTAGATCGCCTTGAGCATTCCCATGCGATCCGGGGCCCGCTTCATGGCGAGGTAATAAGCCAAGCCCGCGACCATGCAAGGATAGAACCGCCACGGCATGTCGGTGGTGTTCTGCAGGGTTCCTGCGTCCTCGATGCGGCGGACGTAGTAGTAGATCAACTGGTCGGTCGAGTTCTCAGGAACCTGCCAAAGGCTGATCTTCGGGGCGATCTGGCGGTCGTAGTAGAACTGCGACGGCCGCCCCTGCGTGGTCTTGTTGGGCAGAAGGAAGAAGTCCCCGCGGCTGATGCGCTCGACTTCGTAGTCCGTGCCGTCCCGACGAAGAACCATCTCAAGGATGTCCGCGTGGTCGGCGTTGACCGTGTAGGTCGCGACACCAACAGTGACGGTGATCGTGGCTTGGTTCACGGTCCACAGGTTCAGGCCGCGGTTGGCCCACTCAGCGAACATCAGGTTCAGGGACCGCCGTGCCGTGCGCGCGTCGTAGCCCGTGCGGACTTCAAGCCCGCACCGCTCATACGCCTCTTCGATAAGCTCGCCGACGTCCAGATTGAACGTCCGGGTCCCTGAGGTTGCCATGGTTTACTTCTTGCCCTTTTTGACCACTGCGGGCTTCATGCCCATGGCCATAGCCTTGCGCGGGCTGATCATGTCAGCCGAGCAGCCCTTGCCGCCCTTCTTGCCAGCTTTCATCATTTCTTCCCCTTCGCTGTTTTGGCGGACTGCCGAAACGCTTGTGCGGTCGGTGCGCCCTTGGTTCCCGGTTTCCGCATCTTCTCGTCAGAGCCTGCGGCGATGCGCTTCCGCTTGGCGTTGATGTTAGCATACAAGCCAGTCTTTGCCATCCTCTTCCCTCCGGGATTCTCGATCTGTTGGGACATGCTACCACGGTTCATGTCAGCAGTTCCACGCCCTAAGCGACAGCGCCTTTCGGGTGGGCTTGCCCTTCTCGTCTTTCATCGGGCCGGGCATTCCGCCCATGCGGGCGCAGAATGACTTGCGCCGCCCCTTGTCCTTGTCCGTCTTCGGGCTGGGCGCAGGGG